GTCGCCTGGATGAAGGGCGAGATGCGACTTATGCTGGACGAGGAAATCGCCCGAGCAATTCTCCTTGGTGATGGACGTACGGCAGGAGATCCTGACAAGATCTTGGAGGATCGTATTCGCCCGATCGCCAAGGATGATCCCATGTTCACTATTCAGGTATTGTGCGATCTTGCTGCTGGTACTATTTCTGATTTTGTGGATGCTATTATTCAGTATCGGCCACTATATCGTGGAAGCGGACTTCCTACGTTGTACACCAGCGAGCATCTGATTGCCAAGACTATGCTTTTGAAGGATACTCTTGGTCGTAGAATCTACACTTCGATGGATCAGCTTGCTGCTGAGATTCGTGTTGCCGCAATTATTCCGGTTGACATCTTTGACCCAGCAGCTGGAAATCCGCAAGCCGTTATTGTGAACATGAACGATTATGTAATTGGTGCTGATAAGGGTGGGGAAGTCAGCATGTTCGACGACTTCGACATCGATTACAACCAACTCAAGTACCTCATTGAGACTCGTATCTCCGGTGCTTTGGTCAAGCTCAAGTCTGCGATCGTTGTCAAGCAGGGCACATTTGTTCCTCCGCCTCCTGGCACTGGTCATATTATCGTTCCTGAGCCTCCGAATGAGCGTCAGAGCAGCCCGTCTGTTCACGGATCACTTCCTGACGATGACGGTACAGTGACAGCCAGAGCTTCTTCTGGAGAGAAGTAAGTAATAAAGGAGATCTGGTGGCTAGATTCTTTGGAGCCGTTGGTTATGGGGATTCTATAGAAACTCCGGTTAATTCTGGAGTATGGGTGGATACAATTCGAGAAGTTGAATATTATGGGGATGTAATTCGAAACACTCGAAGGTTGGACTCCGGGGAAGATCTCAATAACGATATTAATGTAGGTAATTCAATAGCCATCGTTGCTGATGACGATTATGCCATCAATCACTTCTTCAAGATCAAGTATGTACGATGGGCGGGGGAGCTCTGGACTGTGACAACAGTTGAGTCCAGACCCCCTCGTCTTATCCTGAGTCTCGGGAGTGTTTACAATGGCCCGACGCCTTGAGCTCCAGGCCATCCTAACCGATATTCTGGAGTCAAATAACGTGTATTTTCAGCCACCGCCTAGTGTGCAAATGGATTATCCTGCAATTGTTTATCATCGGGACTATGAACTGACTAATCACGCAGATGACATTCCATACAAGCAGATGAAGCGTTATATGGTGACGGTCATTGATCGAGATCCTGATAGTGGCATTCCTGATAAAATTTCAGCATTGCCGCTATGTACATACGATCGATTTTATACGGCTGAGAACCTCAACCACGATGTTTACAAACTTTTCTTCTAAGGAGAAACACAATGCCTGGACCGCTTGTTTGGGATCTTATCGGTGATCGTTTCTACGAGACCGGTATTGATCATGGCGTTCTTTACATTCCTAACGCCACTGGAGTCTACGATAAGGGTGTTGCATGGAATGGACTCGTCAGTGTTACTGAGAGTCCTACAGGGGCAGATGCTACTGCTCAGTATGCTGACAACATCAAGTACTTGAACCTCATCTCTGTCGAGGAGTTTGGGGCCACAATCGAGGCATTCACCTATCCACCGGAATGGGCACAGTTTGATGGTCTAGCAGTGCCCGAAGAGGGTGTCTTCGTAGGTCAGCAACCTCGTAAGATGTTCGGCCTCTCATACCGTACCAGAGTCGGTAATGACATTGAGGGTGACTCTTATGGGTACAAGCTTCATCTTGTGTATGGAGCCCAAGCCGCACCTTCGGAGAAGGCATACAACACGGTCAACGACTCCCCAGAGGCAATTACGTTCAGTTGGGCAGTCACAACCACACCAGTTCCTGTGACTGATTTGGCTCCTACTTCTCTGATTGTCGTTGACTCCGGTATCGTCGATGCTACAAAGCTTGCTGCTCTTGAGACTATTCTTTATGGAGCGGCTGCAACAGAGCCTAAGCTTCCAACACCTGACGAAGTCATCACAATGTTGGCTGGTCCCTAATCAGTATTGATGGGAGGTCAGAGGATGCTAAAGATTATTGTTCCGGGAGAGGAATACTATAACGAAGAAACAGAAGAGTTTGAAACTATCGGGGACCTCGAACTCGAACTGGAACATTCTCTGATCTCTCTGTCAAAATGGGAGTCGAAACACCAAAAGCCGTTCTTGTCCAATAACGACAAAACTCCAGATGAAATCCTCGATTATGTAAGGTCTATGATTCTAACCCCAAATTATCCCGAGGATGTATTTCAGCGATTCACTAATATACAATTCTCCCAGATTAATAGTTATATAGAATCAAAGGAATCAGCAACCACATTTGGCGCTATGCCAGAACGCAGAGGAAGAGGAGAGATAATAACTTCGGAACTAATCTACTATTGGATGGTTGCTTTTACAATTCCATTTGAATGTGAGCATTGGCATTTGAATCGACTATTTGCGTTGATTCGCATATGCAACATAAAGAATTCCAAGCCACAAAAGATGTCTCGTAGCGAGATTGCTGCTCGTAATCGTGAATTGAATGCGCAAAGAAGAGCGCAATACAAC